AGGCATCCTCTGTTGCCGCCTCTTGGTGAGGATACGGGTAGCTTTTGTGGTCGTATCATAATTTGCCCAATTCTTTAAGTTTAGATTCTGCCCAACGCTTTGCAGCAAGTCCACCCCATAGAAGGTAGCTAATCGTGCCGCAAGCGGTAGTGTCGTTCTCATCGTAGTATTCTTCGGCTCTTGATAGGTACGAGTACATACGTGTGATGGTTTCTACGCTTACAGGCTTGCCTTGTGCGAGCTGCTGCGCTCTTACCTTACCTACGGGGGTAGCACATTTGTTGCCGTTCTTCTCGTTCAGCACGATTCCCCGCTTAGCGTTAGAGCGTACCGCTTGTGGGTAATCCGAGTAGGATTCCATCTCCACACGCTTGCCTGACTTCTTGCGACCATCCTTCTTGATGATGGCTACGATTTGCGATAGCAGCAAAGCCGCCTCTTGCTCCTCAAGACGCTCCATCTCCTGCTTGGCGAAGTTCATCTTGTCAACGAAGTAGCCCTCAATAGAGAAGCCTTTGACACGGCCTGTCTTTACAAAGCCATCCCAAATCTCAGGGTTGTTGACCTTCATAGAAACCATCCACGTACCAACAGGCAATTCAAATCCGTACTTCTTGCTCTTGTCGTGAACCTCATCCTCAATGATCCAAGACTCTACTACCGTGAGTCCGTTGATGCCTACCTCGTGTTCAAGCGTTGCATTGTTCTGCTTGGCCTTCTGAAAGAACATCTCACTCGCTTTGCGGATAGTCTCTTGGCTGAAGTATACGTAGAACTCATCCTCACCATTTACTCGGTAGATGGGTTTGTTGGGCACGAGTGCTGCTCCCATTAGGATACGCTTCTCGTTATCCTGTGCAGCAAACTCCACACGCTCTGACTTGAGGGCGATAAAGTCCTCCTCAATAGCAGGATGCTCTACGAGGCTGATGGCATCAATCCCCGTGAGTGCCATCGTTTCATCTAAGATTAGTTCAATAAGTTTCATTATCCGAATGTTGCGGTTCTTACTCGTTGGCGTTGCAGTTGTTGTGCGGTGCTCACATCTTGGCTGACCACATACGCACGGATTGGCTGCTGAAACTGACCACCTATGCTTTGTGCAAGTTGGTTGATTCCTGATTGCCCTACCACGTTAAACTGCGGTGCTTGTGATGCAGCCGTAGGAACGGCAGTAGGTACGCTTGGTGCAGCCGATGAGCCTGAGGGCTTTGCGCTATTGATGTTGCGGATAGATGCAGCAGCCGTAGCAGCAAGAGCCGCCAACTGAATACCTCTGTTGATTGAGCCAAATGGTTCTGGTAGTGAAGTGCTGCTTTTGAATATACCGACTGCTGCTTGCGCTGCATCAATAAGCACGTTTGCTGATGCTACCGCTTTGCTCTCGCCAAACAAAGCAGTAAGCGCACCTTGAACCGCATCTATGCTTTGGTTCATCATTGCCGCCTTAGCATCTGCCGTAGCCTTGTCAATAGCCTTTTGAGCATCAGCAGTCTTCTTGTTGATGGCAAGGATTTCATCGCTCTGCTTTTGCTCAAGGGCAAGACGCTGCTCGGCCGATAGCTCATCCAACTGAAGCAACGCAAAGTATTTGTCACGAACTGCGTTTATCTCACGCTGCTGATCGGTGAGCAATAGGTCATACGCTTGGTCAAGCTTTTGGCTTTGGCTTGCAAGGAATGCTGACTGAGCTTCATCTTGAACCTTGCGGAGTTCTTCTTCTGCCTTTATCTGCTCATCAAGTCGTGCCTTCTCCTCTGCACGTAGGCTTTTTACCTCCGTACCGAGCCTGCGCTTGCGAGCGATGCTTGCCGTTTCTAATTCCTGAACACGGGCTTCGGCTTCTGCTACCTGTACAAGTTGGTCTTCGGATGCCTCGCCTATTGCTACCTGTGCCTTGAGTGCGGTAAGGCGTAGCTTCTGCGTTTTGATTTCAGCGTTGGCTACTTCTTCTTCAAGTGCTGCTGCTCGCTGCACGGCAGCGATACGCTCCTCCGTGCTTTTGGTTAGGTCATCAGCAATGAAGCGTGCCTCTTGAATCTGCTTGTTTGCTTTGGCTCGTTGTACGATAAGCGCACGTTCGGCATCTTCTGCATCGTTTAGTAGTCGTGCGACTCTTGCTCCCTCACGGCCTGCGGCAATCGCTGACTTGCCCAACTCCTTAAGCGCATCAATAGCACCACCTACCTTATCGGTTACGTTCTCAACGCCAAGCGTTACCTTGCCTACCGCATCAGCAGCAACCTTTCCTGCTGCCTTGAACTCACCACTAAACGCAAGGCTGATGGCTTTACCCAGAGCAGGCAGAAGCTCAAGCATCCCCTCTACTCGGTTGGTGATGTTTTCTTTGATGGCGTTGCCGAAGTCAATCAACGCTTGCTTCGGATCGCTAAAGGCATTAAAGAGCGTTTCTCCAAGCGTAACGAGTACATCAGTAAGCTTGCGTACTGCGCCACCGATTGCACCCATTACAACGGCTAAAGCATCACCGCCTCGTTCCGTTTCTTTGAAGTAGGCTACGAGCGAGGTTACTGCTACAAGCAATGCTCCAAGACCAGTAGCAATGATTGCTCCCTTTAGCGTGGTGAATGCAGATACCGCACTCTTTACCCCACCAACTAAACTCTTGAACGCAGATACTGCTCCGCCTGTCCTTTTGTCTAACGCCTCAAGGCCATCCTTGATAGCATCGTTAGCCTCTGTTGCTTTCTCTTGGGTCTTCTGTGCCTCAATGCCTACGGCTTTAAGTGCCGCAATAGCGGAGGAGGCATCACCTTTAATCTCAATTACTTCAACTGCCGCCATTGCAACTTAATATATTCGTTCCATCCTTCGGGTAGTTTGTGCTTGCCTTTGGCGATTTCTATATTCTCGCCTGCACCAATCCACTCATCCGAGTTGAGGAGTTCAATCAAATAACCTAAATACGTCTGCTTCATACTACGTTAAGGAGTTCAAATGTTGCTTTGCCCGTAGTCAAACCCACCTGCACGGAATTGACAATGTACTTGTTGTTGTTCCAGATTACTCCGTTTTGGAGGTTCATAGATAGCATAGCACCAAGCGGTAGAACCGCATCAACCTGAAAGAGCCTACGCCTTACGTTGTAAAGGTCGGTGATGTAGTCGCTCCAGTATTCGTTGTATAAACTACGGCTTACGCTCTGCAAGTGGTATGGGTCAATGTCTGCACCAAAGCACGTGGAGTACGATGCTCCTGCGCTGGTGGGCAGATTTGATGTATTAGCATACCAACAATAGTCCACCTGTCTGCTGCTTGTATTGTCCGAGTTAACAAAAGCAACGGGATTGGAGCTGATGTTGTAATCACCATACGAAGCATAAAAAACAACAGGCGCACCTAAGTATTTGTTAAATGTGCCATCCTCGTTTGTATTCTCCGTGATGCTTTTGTAAACAAGTACGTTGGTTAATACTCCTGTGTCTAAATCGGTAAGCCTTTCAAACAATGGACACTCAAACGGGACTTCAATAATAAAATCCTCTGCATCAAATGCAAAGAAGTTGCGAAGGTCACCAAATCCAGTATTGTTTACTTTTTGATATTGGAATCCGAGTATCTGCTCCGTGTCTTGGTATTTGAACTCAATCTCCCTAAATAGCGGAGGTCGGTTTACCGAGTACTCCGTGATGTCAAAGTATTGCTGGTAGTCCTTGTCGCTTCCTGCTGCGTACCAATCATCCAACGGCTGAAGTAAGAACGAGGTAGATGTGGTAGGTACGATGACCATGTTGTACATCTTCAAGATACCAGCAAGAAAGTCCCTTACCTTAATTTCAGGCATTAGGTCGGTAACTATGACCGTGAAGGTATATACCGCAGCAAGCGTCTGGTCTACCGAGAACTCAACACCTGCTAAAGAGTTGATGCCTGAATAGTCCGTGCATTGGTAGTTCATAGATGCTGCTACCTGTGGTCGGATGAATAATTGAATCGTATCACCCTCCGTGTAGAGCAAGTTCTCCATCGTGCTTGTAACCGATGAAGAAGGATGTGCATCTACTAAAACCGAATAATCAAACACACCATTGCGGAATACACCTAATTCGTAGTTCTGGTCTACGTTAGCCATCGTGATGTCAAGGTCGTACTCCTTGCTCTCTGGTACTGTCCACGTTTCGGTGGTCAGATTAAATTGGCTACCGCTGCCTGTGTTTCGGTTGAAGTTAATGAGCTTCCATTCAATGTCGTTACCCGACTCAAACATATACCCCTCAAAGCGGTGAAGCCATAGCGATAGGTCTACGAATGGGTTAGCCGATAAGAATGAACCCGTAAAGGTTATTCCGTATTTTGCTTCTATCGCATCTAAGATGGCGTATGCCTTCATCGCAGGCTTCAACTCGTAGTAGTGAATTCCGTGCGCTTCGCTTAGGCTATGCCAAGCTATATTTGAATCATCGTGACTACTATTACTTGAATTGTAAAACCAATTCTTTACAGGACTCATCAACGGATAAAAGAACGCATTGTCGTACTCGGTAGTGAAGCGATCAAAGATTGCATCATCCGTGTACTCGTGGTCGTATGCGCTGAAGTTTAAGTCATACAGGTAGTCATCACCAAACAAATCGGTAAGGTTTACCAAGCCGCCGTAGAACGTAATGTTGTAGGCGTATGGTTCAGTACCCTTTAGTTGTACACCATCAAGCTCTACCGAACCAGAGCGAAATGGCAACGAGTTAATCTCAATGAACGCATCTTGGCGAAAGCGAGCATCAAACGTGCCACTAAAATCGGTGCGGTAGTAGTATCCGAAGATGGCGTTATTCGTTGGCGTAGCAGGAATGGTGAACCCTTGCGTGAAGTCGGTGAACACCTTGCTGATGTCCTGCACATTCTGCACCGAGATGTTGAGGTTTATCTCCTCATCTTGGAATACATCAAGCCGTTGACCATTGACATAAATATCAACCTTATTCATCGTACAAGCATCCGTTGGTCAAACGCATAGGTAAAGCTCATCGTGTAGTTGATGGTCTTGTCGTTTACCGACTTCTGGTAGTCAATGCTTCCACGATTCGGAACGATAGCAACCCATTGCCCATCTTCGTATACGGCTACCTTCTCGCTCATCAAGATCTCCTCCATAATAGCACCATACGACTCATCCACGAAGCCCGTGTTGAGCGTTAGCGTGTTGCGAGAGTTGATATTGAACGATTGGTATTTGCCGTTCACGTAGTTGACATCCGTATACGCATCCGCATAGATGCTCTTTTGGTATTGGTCTTGTGTGAAGTTACCTTGCTCGGTTGACTTCTTGAAGAACGTGAGGTAGTCGGATACTCCGTACTTGTTCACGAACTGAATGAGGTATGGGTCGTACTTGGGTTCACAAATGACCTCAAAGTCGTAGGCAACCTTGTCATCATTACCGCCAAGATCATCTACCGCTTCGCATAGGCAGCCAAGTGCTTCTACCGTTCCACCATCAGCCTTCACTCTGTCGTTGTAGCTGATGCACTCGTTGTTCACAAGCAGATTGATGGTGTAGTCATCGGTTGGAGTTACGCCCAAGAATGTTGCTACGTTGGTAACCCCACTCGGAATGTAGATGACCATCTGCGTAGAGGTCGTGGTCGTGTTAGCCCATCCGAGTTCATCCTTGAGTGAGAACCAATACTCTACTCCGTTGATTTCAATGGTGAATCCGTTAACGCCTGAGTAGGTGTTGTACGATACCGCAAGGCTCTGCGAGTTGCCAGCAAGCACTTGAAATGGCCGTGAGGTTACAAGTCCTGCTTGTGTTATTCCTGCGTTTTGCAGTTCGCCCAAAGATTTATATCCCTCAAGAGCCAAGAAGTACACCGTTCCGATTGGTGCGCTTGTTGGTGCTGCTCCGTTATTAGAATAAGTCCAATCTCCTGTTCTGCGTACCCATACCGCTTCGCCTGTTTCTGATGCGCTTGGCTCGGTGATGAATGCCTTACCGAATGGATGCTGAAACTTCTCACGGATCAGATCAGATACCTCAAAGTTGATGACCTCGTTAATGGAGTAGTTTTTGGATAGCGTGTAGGTGGTCGGGCTTACTACGGGCGTTTGTGTTCCCGTGTACGAGCTAATGTTCACGCTCATCGCATCCAGCGAGTCGTTGGGTAGCGTGTTGTTCTTGCCCGTGATGAAGATGGGGCTGCGAGCCGTAGCGATAGACGCAGGAGTCGCTGAAACAGGTATACTCATTTTCTCAAAAATTCTTTAAAGTCATCGGGGGTAAGTGCGTATGCCTCTACCAATTCAGCAGGCAACTTTTTAAATGCGATGTTGAATGGGCGTGAATAGAAGAACGTGGCAGGTATTCCCTTGCGGTAGATGCTTCGTGCTACAAGGAATGCCGTGCTATCGTAACTCATAAACCTACCGTTCTCTTGGCGGAACTGAATGCGTCTTGAGCGTACCCACTTTTGTATGGCTGCGGTAAGGCCACCCTTTTGACCTGTGCCTGTGCCGAAGCGAAATGGGCTTTCTCGTGTGTTGATTGGTGAGGCTATCTTACCACGCACACCCTTGTCTTGGTACTGACCATAGTCAAGCATTGATAGCGATGCCGTAAACGACTCACCACTCTTGGAGGCTTCAGCATTCCATTGGATGCTATTGTAAAGCTCTTTGCTTACGTTTCTGTTTTGACGGGTGAGGTTAGCCCTCGCCTGCTGCACAACGTATTTGCCGAACTTATCAAGCACCGATTGTATGCGCTCCGCCCGTGTCATTAGCAAACGCTGATCTCGGTGTTAGCAAGCAGCACATCAAACGTAGCAGTCCAACCAGCAAGCAGGTTCTCAAAGCGTTCCAAGAACGGAGTACAGATAGGATTGCCATCTAATTGGTACAAGTCAGAGTACAAAGTGCCTCTGCGTAATTCTTGCACCACATCGTTGATTACTGCGAGTTGGGTGTTGAGTATGTCTTGCACGTTAGAAGTGCCGTAGAAAGGCTCTGGTTGCGCTCGTGGGTCTTCCTTAGTGTCATCAACCACATCCATGCAAACGAGGCTTACGCTCATCCGTACCACCTGACCTTCAAAGGTCGCTTGGTTTACGATGATGTGGCTCAATGGGAAGATGGTCTGCTTGTTGAGATCAACATCAAACAGATCACCTGTGGTGACTACGTTGACTTGGCTATGTGCTTGAAGCGTATCCTTCAGCTTAGTGGTGATGTCGTAAAACTGCCTCATTTCATAGATTTCTTTAGGATGTCGTTTTCAACTTCTTGCTTTTGCTTTTCAAAGGTGAGGAACTGAAGGCACTCGTGAAGTTCAAGTTTTGATATTTCGGATAGCCTTCTAACATCTCCTTGAGCAAGCTGATAGAATGTCGCATACCATCCCCATCGTTTGTTAAACTGCGATTGGCGGCTGAACTCGTTGTCTTGTTCTCCTCCAAATAGTTCATCGTAGCTTGCAATAGTTCGTTCCCTAAACGATAAAAAAAAAGCACCGCACCCATTACTACATCCATCGGGGCTTGCTTCATCAGCTCCGCATATTTGCTTGCTGACTCGTATGGCTCTATTAAATATCGGCTCTTGACCTTTGACGTGATGGGTCGGTACAATACCGCCATAGTCTTATGCAGGCTCTGAACATCCTGAAGGTAGGTGTCAAGGTCTACGAACTCACCGTAGGTGATATTGTCAATCTCTGGTATAAAGCCGTACTCATTTTCTCCAAGTTTAAAACTCGGGGTTAGATTCGGCTTTTGCTCAAGCATATCTTGGATATGTTTGGTGATGTGGCTCACATCCTTGATTCGCACATTGGGCAACTGCGATAACGGAAGGCCGCAGAAGATTTCCAGCATCTTGTGGGTAAGGAACTCCTCATCACCCTCAAGCCGAGCAAACCTTTGGTATTGCTCAAGGGTGATCTCCGATAGGTCGGTTGGTACTACTACTTTCAGTTCCATCTAATAAAATAACCTTTAGAATTTAGCGTATAGCATACCTGCCGTAGTTCGGCTTGGATAGCTTGTTGTATGTTGCGTAGCGCATAGCATCTATGGCGTGGTTGAATGCGTCTATGGGTTTGTTCAGGAGGTTGCCGTTCTTGTCCTCTACCCATTTGTAGTTCTGCATCTCTTTGATTAGGTTGCTGCTTCGTGGGGTAACGAATAGCTTGTGTCGCTTCAGTACATCAATACCCACTATGACGCTATCTGCGCCCTTCTGCGTGGGTTTTACGTTCCATCCCATACGATGCAGCTCCTCAATGGATTTGGGTTCAGCAGAGTCCGCAAATATTTCCGTGCGCCTGTCAATGTTTAGGTCTTTTAGCCTGTTGCTGATGTCGGGGTTGGTAAGCCCAGTTTGGTAGATGAGTTCATCAGCGTACAGGTTATCTCCTGATTTGTACACCGCAACAAGCGAGGTGGGGTCGTTGGTGTAACCGAAGTCCATACCATAGGCGAGCAAGGTTGCATCAGCAGGTATCTCATTCATCCCGAATTGGAAGATGGTGGCACGACTCATACCACGCTCACCCAAGCCGTAGATGCGCCAATAGTCCTCATCGGTTGTTGCGAGGCGTTCAATCTCCGCTACGATGGAGGCATCCAGAAAGGGATTGTCTTTGTAGGTACTTTGTATGTACGTTACATCATCACGGGTTAGCAGTCGGTCGTATATCCAGTGGAAGGCATCTGATGGGTTGTAGTCAATCCATATCTTGCCTGTGGTGCGAACCAAGAGCTGGAAGAAGTCCTCCCAAGATAGTTCGTTAGCCTCGTTGCAGAATAGGTAGTCACGTCTTGCTCCACGCTTCTTCTGCGGTTGGTCAAGCGAAATGAACTCAAAGAGGTTGCCGTTGAGGGTATAGGTGTAGTCGCTCTTGTTGTGGCGAGCCTCATCGTACAACTCCATATTACGGAGTATCTCAAAGAAGTCACGGTATGCTGTCATCTTGAGCGATGGAAGCGATTTACGCACAATAGAGAAGACCTTACCCTTCTCTTGCATTGCGATGACAATCAGCATCTGCAAGATGGAGTAGGTCTTACCTGAACGAGATCCTCCCTGATTAACTACTATCCGTGTAGGTGCGGTGTAGTTCCTTTCAAAGAGTTCACTTGTCTTGACTTGGAGTACGGACAATCTCTACTTTGATTTGGGTGAGTTCATCTGCTGCTTCGTGGGAGTTCTCCACCCGTGCGAGCTTGGGTGTCGTGTACTCCGCCATCTTATTCAGCAGGTCAAGTGCGCCCTTCGGGTCATCAGCAGCTACCTGCGTGAGCCATAGGGTCATATTGTCAAGGTTGGCTTCAATGAGGTTCTGGAATGCCTCACGAATCTTGTTGGTCGTTTTGTTTGCTGCTCCCTTTGGTTTACCAGCAGGGTTGCCGCTTACTCCTTTTTCAAATGGCATTGTATGGAATTGTATAATTCAACTAAATAACCCTTTTTGCAAGGTGGTGGTTGTGGACTGCCTTGAGCATCTCCTTGTGTTGGGTCTTGTCACCGAATGCGTTGTGGCATTTGCGGCATAGAGCCATTAGGTTTTCTATGGTGTCCGCCTCTTTACTCCCTCCCATACCACGTGCTTCAATGTGGTGGATGTCTACGGCCTGTGCTTGGCATACCTCGCAAGGAATCCAATCGGTCGTGTCATAGCCCATTCCCTTTAGGTAGACTTTGGTGTGGTTCTTCATTTTTGGTAGAGCCAACAGTCATCAATGAACGTGGCGTGGGGTAGCAGTTCATCTACGGCTTGGATTACTCCTTGCCAATGTTCGTGGTAGTCATCTCCTGCTAT